GAGATGCCGCGATCGTGATCAGATTGACAATCGCGGTCAGGTTCATGCGAAGTTCCAGGTCGTCTTGAGGCAGGACAGGCAGTGGGGTCGGCTCGCTTTGCGGCCGTCGTCGTGGTCACCGTAGCCGGCGTGGCAGGTCGGGAGGTCGCAGCCGCAGCGGTGATCACGGTAGGGACAGGCGAGCAAGGTGCGGTTTGCGGCAATGGTGACGTGCAGCGGCGTGAGCGGTCTCGGGGCCCGTGTGGGTGGGGAGTAGTCGCCCCGGCTCACGAACACGATCAGGCGGTGCTTGCCCGCGTCGGCTTCGGTGCTCCAGCGGCAAAAGTGCGGGTGTGTCGAAGGCCCCCGGCAGGACACGTCAGCCGGGCATGGGCAGGTGGGGCAGCGGGTCATGTCCAGCTAAACGAGGCCGTCGATCCGTAGATCTGATAGGGCATCGACCGTAGGGTCGAGCCGCCCGACGTGGCCGTGAAGGGGACCGTGGCCGATCCGCTCAGCGGTCCCGTGCTCGGCGTGAACGTCGCGACGCCACCGAACGGAGCGCCATCGATGATCCCGATGCACGAACTGTTCTGGGCCTGCGAGGGGTAGTAATCGATGTAGGCGGTGTGCGGTGCCTGAGCGCACGCTGGCGATGGGCACGGGTAGCCGCCGGGATTCGCCGTCCGAGCGTCCCAGCACATCGCGGAGGTGTACCACGCTCCCGCCTGACAGTAGACCCGCCATCGCACCGGCACATCGATCGTGGGCGACGTGCCCGGAAGTTGACAGCTCGAATCGTAGTCATAGGGATCGGGAAGCCCCAGCGCGGCCGATCGGGTAACGATCGCCTCCCAGCCGATGGAGTAGATCATCGGACTGATGAGGTTCATCGTGAACGTGCCGACCCCATCGTCGCCAGTGATCGTCGAGGGGTACGACGGCGGGATGACGTACGGTGGTGACCCGGTGCAGTTGCCCGGATAGCAGTTGTCGCACGAGCACGAGTACCCCGACGACGGTGACAGCGTGATCGTCACCGTGATCGGGGTTGAGGGTGTGACCGTGTGGCCCGACGATGAGCCTGGGTCGTAGTGCGTGGGCGCGTCGGTTTCGATGTCGTAGGTGCCGGTGGGAAGCGTGAACGAGACGTTGCCCGATCCGTCCGTGGTGCCCGTCGTGATCGTCACGCCACCTTGCTTGATCGTGACCGTGCGACCCGAGAGTGCCGCCGAGAGGCAGCCGCGCACGCGAACCGTGAGCGTCCCAACACCGAGGGCACAGACGCAGAGGATCATGTGAGCACCGAGCAGTCACCGACCGCCACCACCCACCACGAATCGCCCACGCGGACGCAGATCACGAAGTTGTCCGTTGGGATTGACTTGTTCAACAGGTTCTTCGCCGTGAATGTGGTTGTCGGACTGTAATCGCTGAGGCTCGATCCACCGTCCGCCTGGAGCTTCACGGTGCCCGTGCCGTAGGTCGAGCCGGATCGTGCCCCGATCGAGCTTGTGGACTTGGCGATAACGGCGGTGTCGAAGTAGAGATTGAGGGCGTCTCCATACCCACCCTGGCGCGCTGGCTGCTGCATCTCGCGGATGCGCTGCTCGGCCCAGCGCTGCCAGTCGGCGATTTTCTGGAGCTTGCGGAGGATGTACTCCACCCGCTGGCCCAGCATCTTCACGAGCCCGCCGAGATTGTCGCTCACTCGAGGTCCGCCGATCGGGCCTGCCGTTCCGCCCAGCGATCGAGGTTGCGGCGGGCGATGGCATCCCGTTCGGCCTTCTCTCGCTCCATTCGCGCCATTGTTTGGGCTTCGGCGTCACTGCGAGCCTGACCCATGCGCGCGTCGCGGCTGCCTTGTTGATCGGCGATGGATTGGCGTTCGGCCTGTCCCGCTTGCTGTCGCTCAAACGCCTGTTGTGCCGCGTCGCCGCGAGCCTGAAGCAGTCGCTGGCGGGCAGCCTCATTGCCCTGCTGCCGCCGGGATTCGATGCCCTCCATGTCGCCGGGCTTGACCCGGATCGCGCCGCCCGTGGGTGCGAAGTTGGGGTTGCCGCTACCGCCGAAGTTGTTCGTCATCGGCATCGGCGGGATGTACGCTCCATCCATCGACGGCCCGGCGTTCATCGCCGCGAACGCGGACTGCCACGAGCGGGACTCGAAGCCGGCCATCGCACCGAGGTCGAATGTCCCCTGCATGCCCAGGAGCGGCATCTGGCCCGACTGGGGCGGTCGGGCGAACACACTGGCGCTCATGGGGGCGCGGCGGTTCGAGAAACGGATGTGCGTGCTGAAGGGCAGGCCGAAGTCGCCGCCCTCGTGGAAGTCGACGGACACCTCCACCACGGGGCATTCCATCGATTCCAGGTAGGTCGTGTAGTCTCCCGAGTCGATGTTCAGGCTCACCCCGGGCGAGCAGACATCACCCTGCAGCCCGGCCACCTGCACCGTCCCTTCGATCACCGTGTCGCACAGGGCGCCGTGCAGCTCCTGAGCCAGGGCGTTCATGTTGGCCTGGTTCGAGTAGTCGCGCCAGTCGAGGGCCGTGACATACTTCGTCCGCTCGATGCCCTCCACGTCGTAACAGGTGCCCGCATACACCGGCGATCCGCCCGAGTCGGCCGGGTAGATCGCCTCGAGCGTGCCGACCTGCACCGGCAGGAAGACCTCGACGTCGTCCGGCTCCGCGGGCGTTCGACCGTCGCGGCTGAACGCGAGCGCCGTGGGCCGGTCGGCATAGACGTGGCCGGTGGTGGAGTCGACCGTGCATGCCATCGGGACAGCCACGTAGGGCGGGTTCCCGTCACCCGTGGCAGACCTGTAGATCGTCATGGAAGCGGTCGTGACAATCTCGGCTGAATTCCCTGCTCGCTGTCGATAGCCGACCGGGAAGGGGAAGTGCTGGCGGATGTGGGAAGCGGCGTAGGTATTGGTGATCAGGTACTTCCGCCAGACATCCGCCTCGCCACCGGCCCTGCCGAAGATCTGGTAGGCGTCGAAACTGGTCGAGGGGAGTGCCGAGTCCAGCGTGAGCGTCGATGTCCCGCCCGCGGACAGCGACCCGTGCGAGACGATCCGCCGTGTCTCCTTCTGCTGGACCCCGGTGAGCGTGTCGCTGATCAGGACGATCACGCCATGCCGTCCGCTCTCCGTCTGGTCCCAGTAATTCGCCGCCCAGGTCGCGTCGGCGTTCGAGCTGGTAACCGTCACGGTGGTCGTGCTGGGCACGGTGCAGGTGCCCTGGTCGAACTGGCCGACTCCGGCCGGTGGAGCGACGATCACGTTGGGTGGCGACGTGTAGCCCGATCCGCCCGCGGTCACCGAAAAGGCCGTCACGTTGTCGCCCGTCAACGTGGCCGTCGCGGTCGCACCCGAGCCGCCGCCGCCTGAGAGCGTGACGGTCGGTGTCGACGTGTAGCCGTACCCCTGGGCATTCACGCTGATCGACACCACCTTGCCCGCCGCGATCGTCGCCGTGCCGCTGGCCGTCCCCTCGGCCTGGCCAGGGGCAACAGTCGACAGCGGGTTCCAGTAGAGCTTGGCGTCGGCGTTGCTCAGTCCATCGTGGCCGAAGTCCTCCTCGAGCCCGTTGTCGGTCAGGCTGGTGCCGTCAGGTGGAAGGAGTGAGAACGTCCACGGCTGGATCATCGTGTTGCCGCGCACCACGACGCGGCTGTAGCAGTTCGACCAGTCGCGCGAGAACTGCGGGGGCATCACGCCCGACCCGCCCTCGAGCGAGAGTGTGACTGGCGAGAACGATCGAGGGTCGCGCCACCGGATCGTGCCGTTGGACTCGACGTGAGACGGCCAGTGGTTCGCGTGAATCGAGGTCACGAGCGAGTCGAGCGCCGCGAGGATCCTCTCGCCTCCAATCGAGACCTCCGAAGGAGGCACGATGTTGAGCGCGTCGAGGTCGGTGAGCGTCGCGGCCGGCAGGGTGGAAATGATGACCACCGGAGGCGAGTCGTAGCCGCTCCCGGCCGCAGTCACCGAGATGCCCGTGATCGCTCCGGCGCTGACGCTGGCCGTGGCCGTCGCCCCGCTGCCGCCGCCGCCCGACAGAAGGATCGTCGGGGCCGTGGTGTAGCCGCTGCCGCCGTCGTCCACGGTGATCGAGCCGACCGTGCGGCCGCTCATGACGGCCGTGGCCTGCCCGCCCGTGCCAGTGCTCGTGTAATTGCCGAGCCCAGCCGCTGTGAGTGCGGCCTTGTTCTCGGCCATCTCCAGCACCTCGGCCACGATCTGTCCGACCGTGCGGCCCTGACGCGACTGGATCACGTCGGGATCGTCGCTCGCGAGGTTGTACCGGCAGGTGTCGGTGAGTGTCACCGCGTCGGTGACCGGGATGTGATCGGCCCGCCTCTTGAGCCCAAGGCAGGTGTACTCGCGGTTCCAGCCGTACTGGTCGAGATAGACCTGGCAATCCTGCACGTCGCCCGCGAACGTCAGGTCGCCTGAGTCATCGACGAACTCAATGCTTGCATTGGCGTAGCTGTCGGCCGTAGGATCGGCCAGAGGGCCGCCTCGGACGACGAACACGAGCGAGGGGTAGCCATCCTTCGAGTAGGCGACGACGCGTCGGATCGAGATGTTGGCCGTCAATCGGTTGGTCGGTACACCGTTGACTTCAAAGGATTCCGCCATGCGTCAGAAGTTTCTCGGCTGGTCGGGCTGGGTCGTCGCGGCCATCGTCGTGCTGGTCGGCGCGGGCGGGTCGAGCGAGGTCCGCACGCGGCGGCTCGTGATCGAGGACGGGGACCGCAATGAGCGGATCGTGCTCGAGGTCCGCAACGGTGTTGCTGGCGTGTCGATCCTGACGGCTGATGGTGTGCTTCGAGCAAAGCTCGGAGTCAGCGCGCCGCCCGCGAATGAAGGGTTCTTGTTGAAGGGGAGCGGGACCGCCAGGAAGGGGCAGGTGATCGTTCCCTGATCTATCGGCCCCAGCCGAACTGCATGATCGTCAGTTGGTCGTCCTGGGCACCCGCGCGGGCGTTGAGCCGTCGCACCTGCGCCGAGAGCATCAGGGCCTGCTGCCGAAGCGTCGCGAGCTGCGCGGCATTCCCCGCGATCGCCGCCTGCATCTCGGCAATCGCGGAGTGTGTCGCGGTCTGAATGTCGATCCCCTGCATTTGGAGCTCGACCACGCGCCGGGCCATCGCCTGGGATGTCTCAGCATCCGCCCCGGTCGTCCGCTGGAGCATGTCGGCGGTCTGGCCTTCCAGCACGCGCATGGGATCGGCAGCCTCACGTCGCTTCCGTGCCGCCGCGGCCTCTTGCCGTTGCAGCTCGGCATCGGTCATCCGGCCGATCTCTTCGCCTGCCTGCTGCTGCTCCGCACTCGCTCGCTCCTGCTTTCGCCGGGCCTGTTCCGCCTGGCGTTGCAGTTCGGCATCAACCATCGCCCCGATCGCTTCTCCGGCCTCTTTCTGGGCTCCCTGCTCCTTCGTGACGGCCTCACCCACCTTGTCGGTGAACTTCTCCCACACCTTGCCCATGCGCTCGCCCAGGATCTTCACGGGCGTCATGGCCAGGATCCGGTCGGCCAGTTCGTCTTCCCCGATGCCCCGGAGCTGCTGGGCCAGGTCGGCCCGGCCGCCCGCGTCTCCCTTCTTGGCCGCGTCGAGGGCGCTCCCCACCTCGGTTCGGGCACGCTCGACGTTGCCCCGCTCGATCGCGGCTTGCCGCTCGTTCAGGTCCGCGAATCGCCCTTGCAGCGTCTGAAGCCGCATGAACACGCCTTCATCGGCTCCACCCGCGTCGATCGCACGGGTCAACCCGTCGATCTCACGCTGGATCTTCTCCCGGTCCTCGCGGATCTGGCGGAACTCGGGGGTCGCCTCACTGATTCGCTTCAGCGCGGCGTCAATGAGGTTCTGTTGCAGCTCGGGGCCACCGGGCAGCATTTCCCCGACCCGCTTCCCAGCCTCTTCCTGGATCGGCGCTCGCTTCTGTCCCAGGGCATCGACCGCCTTCAGGGCACGCTCGATCTCCGTCACCTGCTCCCGGGCTCGCTCCAGCTGCGAGTAGTCAACCGCGAGCTTTGCGGTCTTGCCGTCCAGCTCCTTGATCTTCTCCTTGAGCCGCTCCAGGTCGGTCGTCGCCTGAACCGTCGGGCCGCTCAGGAAGTCGCGGATCTGGTCCTTGAACGTCCACAGCGCGACGCCGGCCAACGTCAGAACGCCGGCCAGGCCTACGCCACCGCCGAGTGCGACGGCCAGCCCTTCCACGTTGTTCAGGACACCGGCCAGGCCACCCTGCGCGAAGTCCTGCGCGATGCGTCCGGTCTCCATCGCGGCCCGGCCGAAGTTGGCCGTTTTCCCGGCCGCGTCGTCGAGTGCCTTGCCGGTCTTGGCGGTCTGCTCCCCGGCCTTGCTGAGAGCATCCTGCGCCTCAGTCGTCGCCCCCTTCATATGCGACATCGACGCGATAGCCTGGTCGATGTCGTCGAAGCCCTGAAGCTCGAGCAGCAGGCGGATCTTGTCTTCGTCGACAGCCATCAACGGCCTCGCATGAGGTCACGAACCCACTGACGCGCGAGCTGGCGTGCGGCCTGACGATCCTGGGGTCGCACGGGCCGCAGGTCGTATTTCGGCAGTCGTGAGCCAGGGCCAGGCTCGAAGTGGAAGGGCAGGAACTTCTTGCCGTCGCGGCTCAGAACCTGATCCCAGCGGCCCTCGGCGAACCACTGATGATCGTTGGCCGGGTCGCGTCCGCTGCCGGTCACGAGGTTCTTGATCGCCCGCGACTGGAGCCGTCGCGGCGCGAGACGCGGGCCGGTGAGCTGCTGGTACTGGGCTGTCGTGAGGTTGTCGTAGCGGTTCTCGACGCCCATGCCGAATCGGCGGCCCCGGCGGTTTTGCTTGTTCGGGTTGCCTCGGCCCGTGCGGTATTTCAACGGTGGCATCGGCCGATCGTGGCCGTCGAGGCCCTGGAGCACGCCGCGGCGGTTGCCCTCGACCAGGATCCGTTCCCACTCCTCGACGAGCTCGGATGCATCGGGTTCAGCAAGGCCGTGGAGTCGCACGCGAAGGGCATCGAAGCCCGGCCAGGTGTCGGTGGCCATGTCAGCGCCCTCGGCCAGGCGGCTGGATCTTCGGCATCCGCCAGCGGCTGGCCTTTCGCCGTGGCCCGAGCTTGCGGAAGCCCGTGAACGTACCCGCCGCGATCGCGCGCCTCACCCGGGCATCTCCTTCGGCCGTGCCTCCTGAAAGCCGTGTCAGGTCCGTGATGCCGACAACCGGGATCGGAGCCGGGCGCTCGACCCGACGTGTGGTCCGGCCCGGCTGGAGTCGCAAGGTCGCCGCTATGCGGCCCGTGTCGAAGTCGGCCACGAGGTTATCACGCCGCTGGGACCACCACCGTGCAGCCTGGGCACGCACCCAGGCCTCCGAGCCGCGTGATAGCCCGATCACGTCGCGCACGGGTAACCGGCCGGCACCGACGCGGTGAAAGTGCAGGATGCGGCCCCAGCCGCCGCGCCAGAAGAACTCGGCGTGATTGGCGAAGGCCCGGCCGTCGAACCAGACCCGGGTCCGGGAGAGCCCATAGGCGGGCGTCAAGGGCGGGGCATCGGGATCGGCGGTCCCCATCTCGGATCGACGATGCTCGCGCGTGCTCTCGGCCAGTGGTGCCAGCGGATTGCCGTAGCGATCGAGGCCAGCCTTGAGCTCGCGATCCTTGGCCAGCTTCGCGAGCCGCACGACCTCGCGCCAGAAGTCGCGGTGCACGGACTCCCCGGCAGCCTGCCAGACCCAGTCGGCGGCAGGCTCGATTCCGCGGAGCTCGAAGGCCGTGGAGATGCGGGGCATGGGGTGAGGTCAGGCGTAGGTGAACACGATGTCGGCCGAGTTGCCAGTGTCCCACTGATTCTCGAAGCGGAGCGTCTGGTTGAACACCTGGCCCGGCGTGAGGTCGTCGCGGAGATCGTCGACCAGGTTGTTGTCCTTGAGATCGACCGTGATCGAATTGGTGCCGTTGTCCCACACAAGGGACAGGTCGTCGCTCGTGAGCGCGTCGAACGAACTTCGCCAGTTGGGCGACGCGGTGAGGATCGTGTCGAGGTTCACCGTGTTCGTGCGGCCTCTGAGCCGGTCGAAGCCGAGGAACCGCGCACCCGAGCCCGTGGGGTAGCGAGGGTCCATCGCAGGGGTCGACACGAGCTCGACCGACTGGGCATACCCGATCGCCGATCCGCCGAACGTCGGGGTGAAGTGGCAGTGCAGGAAGGGGTCGACCGGAAACGCGGTGTCAGCCGGGGCCGGGAAGGCGGTGGCATCGGGGTCGGAGCTGGAGTCGTCCGCGTTCCCCTCGTGCTTCTGGGCGACCAGGTCGAACCGGGCCATGAGGGTCATGTTCTGGGCACTCGACGCCAGCCGCGTGGCGTGCACCTTCACCCCCTTGTACTTCCGCCGCCGGATCGTGCCCGTGTCAGTCATGATCCCGTGAAAGACGCTGCACGAGATGAGATCGCCGCTCGGCTCGGTGGTCGTCCAGGGAGTCGTCTGACCGGCGTTGATCCGGGTGAACGCCCAGCCGAGCAGGAGCGCGGCCTGACTGGCGCACAGCTCCAGCTCGAGCGAGCCTCGCACGTCCCAGGTGCCGCCCACGGCATATCCGGGCGCGGCGAACCCCTGGCCGCTCGCGACCTTGACCCGCCGCTTCACCGGCCGCATCTGGAACCGGTTCGCTCCGGCCAGACGGATGTAATGTGAGTCCGTGCCGGCCACGGGCGACGTCTTCGTCGTGCCGTATGCGGACTCCTTCACGACCCAGAGAAACTCGTAAGGAGCGTAAGCCACGATGGGAGTCCTTTAACCGGAAGCGACTGGGGCACGGTAGTCGAGGGTGATCTGCCCGTTCGCCACGAGCATCTTCTGTTCGATCAGCGGCTGAATCTGGAGCGGGGTCTGCATCAGCACGAGCCCGGTATGCGAGCCCTTCGATTGCAGCGACCGGTTGAAGCTCATCCACGACTCGCGGTCGGTCGGGTTGTAGACCGCCCTGCGAATCGCACCCCAGAGATTCAGCATGTCATCCACACACGTGCCGGCAGCCCAGGCCTCGATGAGGACGGCCATCGTGCCGGATTGCGTCTCGGGGCTGAACCACTGCTCGGACAGGGGCTGGGGCGTGATCCGCAGGGCCGGGCAGAGCGCGTTCGTGATGTCCACGAGGTCCCCCGTGCCGCCCTCCCAGGTCTGCCAGGTCTTGACGCAGGCCGAGAGCACCGGATCAGCCGTGAGCCGCGTCACGATCGCTCGATAGAGGAGCGTCGTCACGTCGGCCTTCAGCGCGAGCGTGGTCCTGACACTCATCGGAGGGCCCCACAGCCACCGTGGATGACCAGGCTGGGCTTGCCCGTCATCGGCACGGCCAGGTCGATCTCAAACCGTGTCGTGGCGAACAGGCTGTTGCCCTCCGAGGCGAACCGGGCCGCCAGGTCGCGCCAGGATCGGGAACTGTCCGGGCTCGGACCGAGCTGCCGCCGGCAGATCGCCGCGACGGCCCAGTTCGCACAGACCTCGATCACCGCCGAGTAGAGCAGCAGGGCGGTCGAGACACGCGGCTGGATCAGGTTGGCCTCCGTCGTGAGCCGGTCGGGGTAGAGGTCCGCGTCGGCCGTGCTGTCCGGCTCCAGCGGCATGAGCTGCTGACGGAGGTAATTGCCCGCCCCACCATCGACGGCACCCGCGCCGTACCACGTGCGATCGAGCAGGCCGGCCGATCCCTGCTGCACGGGCGCGAGTGACACGAGAGCCTCGATGAGTCGCACCGTGGCCCGGTGCTGCACCTCCGCGAAGTTGGCCTGATCGGCTGACGTCAGGAACTCATCGAGCCAGGGGGCGAGGGTGCGGAGGTCATCCTGGACCGTGAACGCGAGCGGTGTCGTGCCGGTGCCCGGGCTGGGCAGGAGCCGAAAGCTGCCGCGATCGACCTCGCCCGTGCTGCCGCTGCGGGTCAGGCGGGTCGACCACTGGTAGATGCCCGGTGACAGGCTGGACGTGGTGGCCGCGGCGAAGGGGATCGAATAGGAGCCAGTGTCGGCATCGTCCCATGTCGGGGTCAGGCTCACGACGGTCGCCACGTCGTCACCCGGCCAGGCCACGAAGGCGAGAGTGTCCGACGACAGGAAGGGCGTGTCCGCGTCCGTGAACGGATCACCCGTGTCGCGGTTGCGAAGCTGCCGCCCGACCGTGCGAGCCAGGCCGACGCTCACCTCGAAGTCGACGCCCATCAGTCTACAGTTTCTCCTGGGAAACAACGGCCATTCAGCGGATCGGAACTGTCGATCAGAGTGACGCCAAGAAACCGACCAAATCTCATGGGCATTCCGGCATACCACCCCAATGTCGGTGATGCTGCGATCGCGCCCAGCGTCCCGTAAAAGGCCGCTTGCGACTGAATTTCCGTGCTGGCGTCCTGGGACACGGCCCCGAGCGTGCCGGGGATGCTGACCGCCGCCGACAGGCTGGTGCTGCCTGCCTGTGAGGCGGCGTCGAGCGTGCCTTCGTATGTGACGCCAACAGCGATCCAGGCTCGCGGGCGGCGACGGAACGGGGCGAATGGATCTTGCGCCAGACGCAGTTGATCGCGGGCCGAGAGAGCACGCGACCAGACATAGGCAGCGGCGATGTTTCCGGGCCAGTGAAAGCTATCCGTCGCGCCCGAGTCGTCCACCGCGCCAAGGACAATCGGGCCGGCGGTGGAGTAGCTGTAGAGCGTGCCGTCGCCGCTCCCGGTGGCCAGAGGGATACCATCGACGTAAAACGTCAGCGTGCCGGCCGATGTGTAGGTCGCGGCGTAAAGGTGATAGTGGGTGTCCCAGGTGTACGACGTGGCAGGCACAAGGAGATAGCTGCCGCCTGACTGCCGGGCAAACGCCCACGGTTTGCTCGCGCCGTCGGTGCCGATCCCCCACACGTGGTTTTGCGACGGCAGCGAACACTTGAGCAGGTACTTGTAGGTGCCCGGACTGCCATTGGTGGACGCCAGCGCGGCCCATGAGCACGGCGCGACCACCTGCAAGGCGGCCGAGAGCGGGGCGGTGGCGTACTGATTCGTCCCGTTAAGCTGAAGCTGGCGGCCAAACAGCCCGGTGCCCATCGTGCCGGCGGCGACCGTCACATCGGACACGCCCGGCACAACATAGTTGCGCTGGCTCTTGCCCGGCGCGTCGAGCATCGTGCCCCACACGAGACCCGCGCCGAGCGGGTTCCCCGGAGACCAGAGCGGCGTGGCTGGTTTGAATCGCGATGCTTGGGCCATCAGAGCGTTGCGGTCGTCTCGGCGTCACACTGGACGGTGACGGTTTGCGCGGTGTTGCCCGTGAACTTGACGCGGTACTTCCCGAAGTCGCCGCCCGCACCGATCCCCAGGGCGTAGGGGATGCGATACGTCGTCGAATTGGCCGTGCCGGCAGTCTGGCGCGACCACTCGAACCACGTCGTCCCGCCGTCGTTGGACAGTTCGATCACGAAATCGCACGCGACCGTGGGGCCGGTGCCGCCGTTGGTGATCGTGGCCACGCCCGAGACGCCGTAATTGATATCAAAGGCGCTCGATGTCGTGGTGCTGCCGGCGGTGTTGCTGGCCGACGCCTGGACGGTCTGTGCGGTCTTGGTCAGGGCCATTAGGTGAGGCTCCGGGCGCGGGTCACGTCGGCCGCACCGACCGGCACGCCGAAGACGCGAATCGCCGTCGATGTGGTGCGAGTAGCGAGGGCTTGAATCGCCGCGATGTCGCCGTCGTCGATCAGGCTGGCTGTCTTCAAAGCGGCAACCTGGCCCGTGAACTGAGGGTTCGTGATATCGACGGACTCGAACTTCGCCGACGAGAAGAGGTAGGCGGCAGCGACGGCGGCCGGTGTCCCGCTCTGCGCGGCCTGCAAGATCCCGAGGAGCTTGCCACGATCGAAGGCGACGCGCTGGATCTCGACGATCGGCACTCGCTGGCCGGTTGGCTCGACGATCGGGGCGTTGAGCAGGTCGGCCGCGGCGGCGTCGGAGAGCCCCGCATAGGCGGGCTTCGCCAGTTCGGCCGCAAGGGCAGCATAGTCGGGCATGGGATCATCCCTCCGGCGGAACCACGCTGATACCGAGCGAGAGCCCGCCCGCCTTGACCCGGAAGCTCGCAGACTGGCCGTTGCGCGGGGCCGCCGCACGCGGCACATAAGGCACGGGGGAGCCATCGACGACCACCCACGCGGGGACGCCCGTGGCGTGCTCCACAATGAGCGGTGCCACCCGGTCGGCCGAGTCGACGAAGTACACCTGATCGTCGAATCCAAAGTCGCTGGGTTGCATCAGGCCGGAGCGGTGTAAGAGTTGGTTCCCGACAGAGACACAGTTGAACCGGCGGGGATCGTCAGCGAGTTGAGGTTGAGGTCGCTGCCGCTCGTGGCACAAAGACCCTGAAGTACAACGGTATTGTCAGATTTCATGAGCCGGAAAAAACTCGCCGTGCCACCCACGGCGTTGCTATCGGCCGTGCTCGCGGTGACCGTCGAGACGCCCGAGGACGCGGCACCGAAGCTGATGCCGGTGATTGTGGCGATGGCCGTGTTTCCCGAGAGTGACGCCTGAGCGTTGGCCGGTGGTGTGCCGCTGTAAATCACCAGCTTGGCGCTCGACCCGAGCGCGCCGGCCGATCCGACCACGGCGTCGGCGAGCGTCGTGCGTACGGCGGTGGTGTGGGTGATTGACATGAGACAGCCTTGATGAAGAACCGCCACCCGGCCCGAAGCAACCGAGCCGGGTGGCCGCGACGAAGGGGATGCGTCAGGTGTTCTTGACCGTGATTCCGAGGAGGATCACACGGCCGTTGCAGGTGTCCTGGGTCGCGCTGGAGACGCGGCGGACGCGGAGCAGGAAGTGGTCGCCGGCACCGACCGAATCGAGTGCGGCGTTGGCGATGGCCTTCGTGGCGAGCACGAGCCCGCCCGAGGTGCTCGACAGCGTGATATCGACGGTGGACTCCGTTGCGGCCCCGGTGTCGATGTCGGTGGTTTCGTCGTTCGCGACCTTCTTGACCGTCAGGCCGATCCGCACGACCTTGCCCAGGTCGTTGGCGTTGCTGCCGTCGTCGGTCAGGATCAGCGCGAAGGTGAGCCCGGTGCCCACGGTGAGGCTGGCCGGGATGCGGCCGATGGTCGTGTAGCCCTGATCGGCGAGCTTGGGGAGCGAGAGCCCGCCCATGTCGCCCGAGAGAGCCGTCGCCATCCCCCGCTCGTAACCCAGGCCCGACTCCCGAAAGAAGTCGGCCGGGTTCCAGGAGCCAACGAATTCGTCTGCCATGTGATGAAATCCCCTACTGAGAGGCTAGCCGTGGGTCGAGATCGAGGTCGACCGGCGTCAGCCTGCCCGGTTACGCAGTCTCGATGAGCGAGCCGAAGTCTGCCCGCACGACCTTGATGCCCCAGTAGGCATGCATGTGCACGATGTGGCCCTGGTCCTTCAGGCTGTACTCCATCTGCACCTGGAGCGGCACCTTGCCGACCATGATGGTCGTCTCGTCGATATCCGGGTTCGAGGCCGGATCGGCTGTGACGCCCGCCATCGCATAACGGTGCATGAGGATGCCGGGTTGCTTGCCGCTGTTGTAAACGCCGATGTGCTGATCCCAGTACACCCGCGCGCCATACTGCTGCTCGATCACGGCCCGCCGCTGGACCGCCTCGGCCTCGCTCACGCCGACGATCGACTCCTGGTTGAACGTCGTGGCCGCGAGCATCTTGCTGTAGGCCGTCACGTTCGTGATGAGGCTCATGTTGCCCGAGTCGTCGACCGGGACACCGGCCCCCGCGAGGTTGGCCCAGGCACCGGCGATATCGGCCCGGTCGAACACGTCGGCACCGCTGCCTGAGATGAGGGTGTACGTCGCGAAGTTGGTCGTGTTGACCAGCTCGGCGATGCCCCGATTCATCTTCCGCTTGAAGGCCTCGAGTCGGGGCGCGATGTACTTGTCGCGAAGCTGGACCGGGGTGCGGATCTGCTCCCAGCTCTTGATCACGAACGACGTGCTGAAGTGCTTGTCGAGCACGATCGAGGCCGTGGAATTACGGGTATCGGTCGGGTTGATCGGCCCGTTTCCGATGTCGGTCACGTCGCCTTCACTGACCGTCGGGATGACGACCGTGAGAGTCGAGTAGGGAATTGCCACGATCGGCTGGTAATCCCAGTAGATCGCGTCGAGGAAGGCGTTCCGGTACTGAAGGTGAGCCGCCGCCTGGGAGGTCGCGGCCACGATCGTGTGGAACAGCCCGGTGGTATCGTTGGCCACGGTGGGTTGTCCTTGGACTGTGTTGGAGGGTGTCAGTCGATCAGCCTGGCCGTGTTATCGGCGAACGCCTTGAGCAGCTCAGGCCGTCGCTCTTCCCAGCCGGATTTTCGGACCTCATCTCGGCGATAGGTCACACCACCGGCTGTCGTGTCGGGTGCTCCCCGACCTGTCGGGACTGGGACCTCCAGTCGCGACCTGGTTGCCCCTCCCGGGGCCGCGTTGGGCGTCTCGCCCGATCGAAACAGCGCCGGCGTCGCTTCGCGCCACGCCTTCACTGTCGCTTCGACGTCGAGGGATTCGAGGTCAGCCCCCTGGGCGTCGAAGTCGTTGAGCTTGAACAGTTGCTGCAGAGTCAGACCATCCGCGAGTTGCTTCGCGATCGGGGCAAACTTGTCCTCGATGGCGCGGGCCTTGAGCTTGCCTTCCAGTTCCTGGATCCGCTCGCCGAGCTCGCCCGGCCTGGCCTCGGCCTTGTTCTTCCACTGATCGCGATCGGTGGTGAGTGTCTCAACCTGTTTCCTGGCAGCGTCGAGCTCCTCCTGAAGCGCCTTGTTGGCGTGGCGGCGGTCCTTCTGCTCCTTGGACAGCGCCGCGTTCTTCTCAGTCAGCTCCCGAATCTGAGCCTGGAGGGTCTCGATCAGCTTTTCGCTGGCGTCAGTCATTGATGGTGTCCGGTGGGTTCATGTCGCCATTCGAGTTCTGTTGCTGCTGCTGCTGCTGATCCTGGAGACCAAAGATCTGCTGCTCGCGCGTCAGCTCCTTCGCGATGCGATCGAGGTAGACGTCGGCTTCCTCATCCGTGAAGCCGAACCGATCCATGACGAGCTGCTTTCGACTCGTGAGCGCGTTGTCGAGCAACCACTGGTCAGACTGGTCGGTCTCGGAGCCGGGCAGCTTCGGGAAGAGGGACGGCCAGCTGAGCACGAGCCCGGGGGACTGGGCCGCGGCGGTGAGCTGAGCGCCGGTGACCGTGTATTCCTCGATCATCGATGGCCCCTTCAGGTACACGCCACCGACCGCGAGCACGACCCTGGCCAGCTCATGCTCGTACCACTCGAAATCGTTGCGGCGCCCCTCGGCTGCCTTCACCGGCTCGAGCTGCTCCGCGACGATCGCCGCTCCCGATGCCGCCCGCTCCTGGGTGAGCCGGATCGTGGCAGGGCTGATGCCCTGCATCTCGAGCTCATGGTCGATCGCCGAGTTGAGGTCATCCCAGCCCGCAGCCACGAAGCTCGGATCCGCCTGGAGATACTCGGCGCTCGGATCGCCGACACCATCGCCGGCCACGTCGGTGTCAGCCAGCAGCGTCCAGTGGTCGCCCGGCTTCACGGGCCGCGATGGCTGGAAGCCAGGTCGGACGTTCTTGAAGACGACGATCGGGTTGAGGTTGTACCGGCACGCATCGAACAGGTCGGTCGCCCGCTTGTTGATCCAGTCGTTCGTAAGCCGGAGATGCGTGCCGGGCCCGGGGGTCCAGAATTGCGTCACGGGCCGGCTGTAATGGACGAACGCGAAGGGGAGCCGACCGAATGGGTGGGGAGTGACATCGACGCGTTTGTAGGCCGTGGCGCCGGCCGTCTTGGTGATCTCGTCGTAGCGGTCGGTGAGGTAGGTCCGCACATCCACGTGGGTCCAGAGTCGGAGCCGCCGCTGGGCGTCCACCTTGTCACGCGTCGCGACCGCCACGGGCACGCAGGGATCGTCCGAGGCGCACCAGACGATGAAGCACGACGCATCCCAGAGCCGGAGCTTGATCGGGCAGTCGGGATCCTCGGTCGGCTCAACCTGGATCGCGGCGACATCCGAGACGTGCGTGAGCCGATCGGCCTCCTGGAGAATGGCATCGACGCCGTTGAGCTTGTAGCAGTGATCGAGCCACTCCGAGGCCTCAGGATGATCTGGCAGCTTGCGGATCGGTCCCTTGCGATACAGCAGGTCCGTGGCCTTGAGCACGACCCGGCGCATGAACTGGCTGTTGCGCTGGTAGCGGTTGCTATCCGACGTCTGCCCCTCTTCGCGCACGCTCCACCGCGAGAAATCGCCCTGATAGAACTCCAGATTGAACAGCGCGTCCTCGAGCCGCCCCAGTTCGTTGGGCAGCCCTGCGAGGATCTCTCGTTCGATCTGATCGATCTTGCCGGCCTGGGGAGCGGTGTAGAGCGGCATTTAGGTCGTTTCGACGATGATCGGCCAGCCGGCCGGTTCGACGTAGAAGATGAAGGGCAGGTGCGCGAAGCGCGGGTCAATCAGAAACGGGTGGAGTGGTTCCACGGACGTGGGCCTCGCACAGAGCGACAAAGGCGTCAGGTGGAGCGTCGAGGGGCAGCGATTCCAACGCGGCCATGAGGGCGTTGCCCTTGTCCCCGGTGAAATAGCTCGGGGCGTCATCGCCGTGAAGCTGCGCCGCAAGGTCGTGCGCGGATTCCCACGCGGCGGTGATGTTGCGGTGAAAGGCCACGGCGGGATTCGTGCTCATGTCGTTGGTCCATCTCGCCTGCTCGTCTATCGTCCATCCCGAAACGAGACGGCCGCTGGCAATCGAAAGCAGGTGGCTCACGGGAATGCGAAGCTCATGATGAGGGCGTCGGCGAGGTCAGGAGATTTGCGAAGGCGCCGGGCGAGGTCTTCCTTGGGCTCGAGCTCGACTGAGCCCTTTTTGTCGTGCTGGTATCGCAGCCCCTGGAGCTCATCGCGCATCGCTCCGACCCATTCGGGCCGCACCGCGAAGATCGGCTGACGAACCCCGGGCCCAGGCCCGAGCTGGCTCAGGTGCTCAGGGTCGAACCGCTGCCGCATGGCCCAGGCCGCAGCCGATCGCAGGTTCCCGAACTTCTTGCCGCCCCCCATGCCGCCGCGGTAGGGACGACAGCCACAGAGCTGCACGGCTTCGAGGCGGTTCGAGAAGTCGGCCCCGATGCCCGAGGCGTCCCATGTGATCCGCGACGGATCGACGCCCCACTTCTGAGCCGCCAGCGCGGCGTTCGTGGCCGTCGTCTCCAGCGACCAGCGGGGGGAGTGGACCAGGTCGAGCACGCCGTTGTCATCTCGCACGAGGATGACCGAGCGGTCACCGCCATTGCCCTCGCTGAGATCGATGGCCATCCGTGGCCATCCCCCGCGCACGTGCTGGGCCTGGGCGGCGGAATCGATCCAGTTTCGGTTGAGCAGGCTGTCGGATCCCGCGTCCGGGAACTGACCCAGGACGTGCGACTTCCACCACAGCGAATTCTCGCCATAGTCGTTCTTCGCCCGCTGGAGCCAGCCTGCATCGGCCAGCGATCGATCAGTGCCGCGAGGGCGGTTGATGTCGGGCGATTCGGTGCTGGCGATCTGGATCACGATCGCATCATCGCGCCCCTTCTCGGCCGACATGCACCGCTCATAGAACGGGCCGTCGGGTCGAAGGGGATTGCCAATCATCAGGAGCCGCGACGGATTGAGCGAGTCGATGGCCTCGATGATCTCAGGCTCGACCCCGGACGCCTCATCGATCACCGCGAGCAGGTCCGTGGCATGGTGGCCTGAGAGCCGCTCGGTCTTGTTCGTCGAGTACCCCAGGGCCTTCCACCCGCCGCCGAGGTCGATCTTGAGCGGGGAGCTGGAGGAGCGGCCGGGCAGGCCCGATTGCACGAACGCCCGGTTCACTTCCTTCCACAGCACTTCCTCGAGCTGCGTCTGGGTCGGTGCCGTCGCGATCACCAGTGAGCCGGGGTGCTCGTAAAGGAACCAGAGGATCAGGCCCGCTGCGAGGTAGGTCTTGCCGACCGCGTTGCCAGTTGGCGCGAGGACCGTCGGGTAGGTTCGCAGCACTCTCGCGAGCTGACGCTGCCGCCACCAGTACGGGGGCCGCTTCAGGACGTCGAGGTTGAACGCCGTGGGATCAAGACCCGTTGGCCGATACGTCAGGGCCGGCCGAGCGGCGTGCTCGACGACGTTCCGCACGTGCGGGGGCAGATTGTTGAGCCTGCGCCAGAGCGAGTTGTTCGACGAGCTGCTGGAGTGCAAAGCTCTCGCGATACTTCTCGGGCCGGTTCGCCTTGAGCAGGAAGATCAGCAGGGTATCGCTGTGCTCGCGGACGACTCCGACCTTCTTGCCGTTCTGATAGACGGGCTTCAGCGTGCCGATCGCGGCACGTCGATGAGCCACGAGCTCGAGGCAGTCGCACGCCTTTTCCAGGGCATCATCGACCGCCGCGTTGAACCGCGCGTCCTTGATGCGACAGCGACGGATCATCGAGACGCTCACGCCGGCTGCCCGGGCCGCGTAGGAGATCACACCGCTCTGCCCCAGGCGGCGCAAGAACTCCTGTCTCCAGCCTTTCGGCGGGATCTTTCTTTTCGGCTGTGCATTGTGGTCAGGCACGGTTCTTAATCAGGAGGTGACACCGGCGGCGGCTGAAGCGGGGAGATCCAGCCGGCCACCCAGGCCAAAAAGCCGATGGTCTTC